TTATATTTTAATCTTATTGATCTCTTTGTAAAGTATATTTTTAGATTCATTGGTATAGACATCAAAAGTTATGTCGTTCATCTTGCGTCCCAGAACTTTTTTTCTTATATAGATGTCAATATGATTCATCTGACAAAGCGAAGCAAAGGTTTTTCTGGTATCGTGCATAGTATGCTTCATGTTTAATTCTTTATTTAATTTAAGTATTATTTTCTGCTCAAAAGCATTTCTTTTATAATCCACTAGTCTTTTACCGTCTTTCAACAATTCATCAATTACATACTTTTTAATATCTTTGTGAATTGGTATGATTCGATTTCTTCCAGCTTCAGTTTTTGAACCTGTAACAATATAACTTATATACATTTCAGCGCCGTCATCATCACAAGGCTCATCAATATGTATATTGCTTCTGTCAATGCTCATTAGTTCGGACTTTCTACAACCTGTATATATATAGATTAATAGTATATGTGCTTCTGGAGTATCTAACTGTTTAAGCTGCTTAATCTCCTCTACGCTAAACGCATAATGTTTGGTTGATTCAACAGGATCAACAACTCTAATATATGATGTATAATCATCATCACGCTTAATATGCTGATGTACCACAGCATATTTAAATATCTTAGAGCATAATGCTTTTGCGTGTGCTTGGCCGCCGTTGCCAATTTTCAAGTTATCAAATATAAACTGTAGATCAGCAAGAGTAATTGTATTAATTTGTCGATTAAAGATACTTTCAAAGCATTTAATCCAACTAGCATACGCTCTTCTGGTTGATAATGATTTCTTGCTAAATTCTTCATTGTCTAAAATATCATAGATTTCTTTAAAAGTTGGCACGTGTCTCTGTGTCTTTTCTTGGATTCTAACAAATAGATCAGGCGCGATTTCTTGTGCTTCTCTATTTGTTATCTTATTTGACTTCTGAAGCGAATAGAGAGATAACGCATTAAGTGCTTCCTCTCTCGTCTCAAACGTGCCTATGGATATCTGTTTCTTTTCTCCAGTAATGATATTCCTTTCGTCTGACATGACCCTAGCACAGTACGGCTTCCTTCTATTGCCACTCAACTTCACAACCGTTCCTGTGTTGTTGGGCCTTCTTTTAAATTTTGGCATTGTAATTTTTTGGCTTGATTAAACAACCATAAAAATAATGTGATATAATATATTTGTGCTTGAGAGAGTAGCGTCCTCGAGCACGTTGGCTTACATTTATCATTTTTATTGGTATTTTCATTAAAGCTTGTCTCCTTTCTGAATATTGTGAAACTTAGATTGACTGAAAGAAGCCTTTACTTCCTCCTATAAGTAAAGGCTTTTTTCTTTTTTAATTAGTAGTTTTTAACAAAGAATTTCAAAGCAACTTTAAACGGATGTTCCTCTACTGTCACCAGATTATCATCTCTTAAAATCTTAATTGGCCCACCATAAATAACGATTGAAGGGTTATATATTTTTCTCTTTTTTAGCCACTCTTTAAATTGAGCGCTGTGAGTCATTGGGACGTAACCAATCGTATGCAAGCGCCAATTAACGCTAACGGCATTAGGATCATGCTCGTTCTTCTTATCCTCAAAAAAATTTAGCTCACATGTTTCAAAAATTCCGTATTTATAAAGTGATTGGCAATTTTTGAAATTATCGGCAAAATAATCTTTGTCAATTGGCACTACCTTTTCAACTAATTTCTTTAAATCATCCTGATAATATGCAGCAGAAGTCATATCTAATTCATAGTAAGTTGTGTTTTCTTTTGTTGGTTCTTGCTGTTCCTTAAATAAATCGAAAAATCCCATTGTAAAATCTCCTTTTTTTATCTTAAAATGTAATAGAAAGAAACACTACTGTTCTTTTTTAGTAGAGCGCTCTAGATCCGCATTCTAGAGTGCTCTTTTTTTATTTTCTAACTAAATCTTTTGTAAAAGCAGTGATTTTCTCGATATCTTTAGCGGTGCAATAATTGTCTAGCAATTCAAGCAGTTCATCATAATTAACTTTTGCTTTTTCCATAGGTACATCATATCCAAGAAGCCACACAGGATCAATTTCTAGTGCTTCACTAATTTCATAAATGCGATCGTCTTTAGGTTTCGCATAACCACTTAAATATTGAGAAATCGAAGCTTTCGGAATGCCTGTTTTCTTAGATAATTCAATCTGCGTCATCCCTCTGGTATTGAGTGCTTTTCTTAGCCTTGTTTTGATTTCTTCCAATTCTTCCATTATAATCACCCCCCCTCCTATATATATTATACAATGCATTGATTGCTGTATCAATCAAAAAGTTTAAAAAAAATAAACTATACCATTGACATAGTAGTTCAAAAGCGTTAAACTATTGTTGTAGTCAAGAAAGGGGTGAAAAAGAAATGGCTGAAGTTAAAATCAAATTTAACCATAACAAGTTAAGAGGTCGCATCATTGAAAAATATGGTTCTATCAGCAAATTTTCAATCGCATGGGGAAGAAGTAAAAATACAGTTTCTAAGAAACTAAACAATGGATTTAGATTTTCTAGTGATGATATTGTTGAAGTTTCTGAAATGTTAGAAATTCCATCGAGTGAAATAGGCTCTTATTTTTTTACAAAACAAGTTTAAATTAGTTAAACTTTAAAAGGAGGAAAAGAAATGAATGAAATTGAAATCAAATACCAAGACAGCCAAATGCTAGTTAGTAGTGTTGAAGTTGCTAAGAATTTCAATAAAAAGCATAAGAATGTATTGAAAACTATTCATGAGTTAATGGGGGTGGCTCAAAATTCAGCCAGCCTATTCTATGAAACTAGTTACATTCATGAACAGAATAAGCAAGAGTTCCCAATGTATTACATGAACAGAGATGGTTTCAGTCTTCTTGTGATGGGATTTACAGGAAAAGAAGCGCTTGAATGGAAGATGAAATACATCAAAGCTTTCAATGAAATGGAGCAGAAATTAAACAATCCTGAATTCTTGGTGCAGAGAACAATGGAATATTTAAAGAATCGTTGTGATGCGCTTCTATTAGAAAATAAAATCCAATCTCAGCAGATTGCAGAACTGCAACCGAAGGCTTCTTATTATGATGTGGTTCTTAATTGTGAGGATCTCTTAACAATCTCTGTAATTGCTAAGGACTACGGATGGAGTGGCATCAAGATGAATGAATGCTTGCACGAAAAAGGCATTCAATTTAAGCAAAACGGTGTTTGGCTTCTTTATCAGAAATATGCTGAAAAAGGATTCACGTCTACTAAAACATCATTTACTCAAGATAAAAACGGAGTGGCGCACGCTCATGTTCACACTTATTGGACTCAAAAAGGAAGATTGTTTATCTACGATCTCATGAAGAAAGACGGAATCCTTCCACTTATCGAAAGAGGTGAAGAAAATGGAAGATAAAGAAGACATCCTCAAATATCTCATTGAAGCCTTAAGCAGAACGAGATACCTGAAAGATGAAATTGCTGAAGTTCTTTACAGTAAAGGCAATGATGGCAGTGAAGAAGTTATCATCAGACTTTATGAAGGCAATCGAGAAATGATTGTGAATGTAACAGGAGACAGTGGTATTGCCATGATTAAAGATGTTCTCAGTGCTTTAGATGTTATTTGATTGAGGTGAGTCATATGGATCTTAATATCACAGTCAAAGAAGCATCTGAGATTATGCATAAATCACAGGCTTTTGTAATCCAAGCCGTCCAGAACGGGCAACTGCCAGGGATTGTTATTGAAACAAATGGAAGAAGAAGCGTGCATATTCCTAGAGTCGGCTTTGAAAACTATATGAACGGCTTGAAGAAAGAACCAAGCCAAAAGCTAGTTGAAGGACTTATTGAAGAATATCAGTCCTCAAAAGAAGAAATCAAAAAACTCGATAGAAAAATTATCGAGTTAAACAAGAAAATAAACAAAGGAGAAAAAGAGAATGGAAAATTTTGAACAGTTAGTAAGAAAAACAATGAAGGAATATGGAATTGACGGAAGATTAACAAACATAATTCTTTTAAATAAGTCACCTGAAGAAATTACTAAAGCAATCGAAAAAGCAGTTATTGAAATCGCAGAAGAAAAGAAGAAAGCGGAAGAAAAAGAAAACAAATTAGAAAGAGAAGTTGAAATCAAGGCAACTATTACAGAAAAAGGAACATCTCTAGAAATCGAAAGCGAAGCAAACGCAGGAACTTATATGTTGGGTGGAGAGCTTTTAATAACTGTCATTTCGTTAGTTGGTTATCTTATTGAAAATCTCGGAGATGAAGAATCTAAAGGAGTGTTAAAAGAAATATTAGAAGCAGCAATTGAAAATCCTAATTTAATGTGTCGTTTGGTTAGTGCAGCTATGCTCACAACGAAGAATGCACGCGATAGCCTAAAAGAACATACAAAAAAAGAAGAGGACTAAGCCTCTTCTCCCCAAAACAATCTTTATCTATTTCGAAAAAGATTGATAAAAATCAGACAATTTATAGTTTATCACAGAAAGGAAGAAAATGAAATGAGCAGAATCAAACTTTTGTTATTAATTCTGACAAACACATTTATATTTATTGGTCTCGTAAGCGGAGTGTTGACAGGCAATAACTGGAACGACCCACAGATTAAAATAGTGTTCTGTTGTTCATTAGGATTAAATATATTATTTGCTGAATATACAATGATTTAGCATGTGAGAGGTGAAAAACATTGAAAGGTGTAATAATGCACAAACTCCCAAAAACCCACGAGGAGTGGCTAAATGACCGCATGAAGGGTATAGGCGGTTCAGATGTCGGAGCGGTTCTTGGACTAAATAAATATAAGAGTGCCTATACTCTCTGGGCTGAAAAGTGTGGACTCCTTCCAAATGAAGAAGTTGACAACGAAGCAATGAGAGTCGGCAGAGATCTAGAACAGTATGTTGCTGATAGATTTATGGAAGCAACAGGAAAGAAAGTTGTTACTTCTGATTATAGTTTTCAGTCAGAAGCACATCCGTTCATGTTGGCTAATGTGGACAGACTTCTTGTTGGTGAAGAAGTTGGTCTTGAATGTAAGACTGCCAGTGCATTAACAAGATGTGATTTTGAAAATGGTGACATTCCACCTTCTTATTACTGTCAATGTATGCATTACATGGCTGTCACAGGATTTAAAAAATGGTATATCGCTATTCTTGTAATGGGCAAGGGCTTCTATTGGTACGAGATCAACAGAAACGAAGAAGAAATTCAAGCGCTCATTGAAGCAGAACAGGACTTCTGGAACTGCGTAGAAAGTGGCGAAGCGCCTGAGGTTGATGCTTCCGAAAGTACAAAAGATACACTGAACCTAAGATGGCAGTCTCAAGAGAAAGAATGCATTCTAGGACACGAAGCAGAAGACAGTGTGAAAGAACTTCTTTCAATCAAGAAAAGGACCAAAGCTTTGAAAGAGTTACAGACTGCGTATGAGAATGTTATCAAGTCAGAAATGGAAGAGGCTGAATTTGCAGAAGTCGAAAATGCCACAATCAAGTGGAAGACTTCAAAAAGCATGACTTTTGATAGAGATAAATTTAAAAAAGAAAACCCAGAACTTTATAAGAAGTATTTAAAAGAAACAACATCAAGAAAATTTTATTTAAAAGAGAAAAAAGAATGTTGAGAAGGCAAGATGAAATTAATAATATTTTAGATTTATATGATTATATTGAAGTATTAGAAATGTATGCAAAAGAGAAGAAAGAAGCACTTAGAAAAGCAAGGGAGGATAACAGATAATGGATATTAAAGAATTAATTAATGGTTTACTAGACTTTAACCAAAACTATGAAGCGCTTTGTGTGGAAAATAAGGAGTTAATTGCAGAAAACAAGGCACTAAAAGAAAAGGTTGAAAGATTTTCAAGACCATCTGAAAAAGTGCCAAACAGCACAATGCTCGACAATGTGGCAATGGCTGCATTGAGAAGAGGGGAGAATGCAATCTTCGAAGATTCAATTTGTGGATGGAACCAGTTAGATGTTCGTTACAACGCATCAGAAAAAGCTTTTCAAAGTGAATGTTATCAAACATGGCTAAAAAGCAAGGTATTCAAAGAAGGCATCCCAGAAAATGTTAGTTACAACGACTTTGTCACACATTTCAACAATGAGCTTCACGAAATGTATGAAAAAGAGAGAGCAGAAGGGATCAGAAAATTAAAAATGGACATGGAAAACAATAAAGAAGAAAAGGGGAATGAATAATGGCAGAAGTTAATCAGAAGGGTATTATTGCAAATACCACAAAACAGGCAATTGCAACAAAAAAGCATAAGCCTCAGAGCATTAGAGAATATATTAAGGCATATGAAGGAGAAATCGCTAAGGCATTGCCTAGCGTAATCACTCCAGAACGTTTCAGCCGCATTTCTATGACGGCAGTCACAAATAATCCTAAATTGGCAAAGTGTACACCTCGATCGCTCATCGGCGCATTGCTGATTGCTGCACAGTTAGGCGTTGAGCCTAACACGGCGCTTGGTCAAGCTTATCTGATCCCATACGGCAATCAGTGCCAGTTCCAATTAGGATATAAAGGTATGCTTGATCTAGCATACAGAACAGGCGAAGTAAGAAGTATCACAGCCGAGGTTGTTAGAGAAGGTGATGTATTTGAATATGAACTTGGCTTAAATCCTAAGTTAAGACACGTACCAGCACAAAGTGGACGAGGAAAAGCAATTTATTATTATGCAGTCTTCAAACTTGTAAACGGTGGGGAAGGCTTCCAAGTCATGAGTTATGAGGATGTCATGGAACATGCTAAGAAGTACTCAAAAACATATAATAATGGCCCTTGGCAGAGTGCTTTTGATGAAATGGCAAAGAAAACCGTACTTAAGAAGTTATTGAAATATATGCCGCTAAAGACTGAGTTTGTTAAAGCAGTAGCACAGGATGAAGCAGTTAAAAACTTTGATGTTGGTGAAGAAAACAAAGACATTTTAGACAAGCCAAACGAATGGGTTGATGCAGATGTTAATGTCGTCGATGAAGAAACAGGAGAAGTAATTTAAAAGGAGTTAAGAAAGATGGGCAGTGAAGGAAGATGGATCAAGTTATACATGATGGACTACGATGAAGTCTATCATGATTCAAAAATGCTACACATTTGGATTGACATCCTTCTTCATACCAATCCTGTTGATTATTATCATCACGGAGACTTGATCAAGAGAGGACAATGTATCCTCTCTCTGAATCAGGTCGCTGAAAGATGCCACATGTCAAAACATACTGTTAAAAAGTACCTCGCACTTTTAGAAGAATGTGGAAAAATCGAATTAGACATACAGAGAAAAGGAACGAAAGTGACTGTTCTAAATTGGGATAAATATCAGTCAAGTGGTGCTAAACTGCACCAAGAAGTGCACCAAGAAGTGCACCAAGAAGTGCACCAAGAAGTGCACCGTAATAAGAATAAAAGAATAAAAGAAATAAAGAGACTGTCTGTCAGTGACTCTGACTTGTCTGATTTAAAATCTTTTCTTATTAAAAACGGCTTTGAAAATGTCGCTGATGAAGTAATAGAAACGTGCGAACGTTATGGATTGGATAATATAACTAATTTGAAGAACTTTGCTTTAGCAGTAGCAAAAGAAAAGAAGGACAAAAAGAAGCCTGTACCGATAGCAAAGAAGAAAGAAAAAGCTTCTGGCAAAATGACCAAAGAAGAAAAAGAAAGATTAATAGAATCAATGGAAAGGTTAGGATTATAAAATGAATAGATTGTATTTAGTTAAATTAGGTGACAACTATGTTGCAGGAGTTAGCAGCTCATGCATTAAGTTATCAGAGGATTTTGAAAAATCAAAAGTGTTTAAGGATGCAATTGAAGCAGAAAGTATTGCGAATGCTTTAGGTGCTAGAGTTATTACTTTCGTTTTGGAGGGCTAGAAATGTTTAAAGAAATCGGAAGAGTAGTGGAATTGTTGAAATATCCACAGAGCATAATTTTAGGATTGGATAAGGTGACACACGTAAATGGTGATGATCTAACTCTCACTATTACATCAGAAGAGTGTGCTGAACTAATCCAATCTATTACAAAAGTAAAAAGATATGGATTTCATGATAAATATGAAGAAAATTTGCACGAAGAAGTAGCTGATGTGCTTATCTGCATTTCTGAATTGGTATGTCTTGGCTATTTAGATATTGATAAAGTCAGAGATTATCAGAAATTGAAGATTAACAGAGAAATAGAAAGAGCAATCCAGAAAGAAGAAGAACTCAGAAAGGAGTCAGAAAAGTATGGAACTAGTGAGTAGCAATAAGTTAGCAGCAGTCGCTAGCTTCTTGGCGGATGATGAAGTCTTTGGAATTGCACCATGTTCACATTTTAATATTTCTTTAAAAAGAGATAGGGTTGACGTTCCTTGTGACGTCGGAGACTGCGACGGAGATTGTCCGTTCTATTCAAAAGAGAATTTTCTCAAGTGGATTAAAGAACCGAACAAAGAAAGGGAATTCGTGGACTTAAAAAAGCCAAAAATAGAAGATTTTAATAATGATTATTTTGAAGAGGAAAAAAGATATATAGAAGCATTAGAAAACTATTGCAATGATTTAGAAGATGTACTTGCAGACACTGAATGCGATAATAGAGAGCTGCAAGATGTACTAGAAAAGATTAGAGGTGTTCTTGATGGGTCGCATTGAAGTAGATGAAGAGAAATTGAGACGTTTCATTAATGCGTCTTTATTTACTTGCATGGATTTGAATTATAACTTATTTCATAAAAAGAATTGTCATGATGAGTGCTGTGACTGTCCTTTGACTACTGTTGAAAGCACTATAGAATGGCTGAAAGAGGAGGGATGATATGAGTTACTGTATCGGCATTTACGTTAAAGTTAATGGCTGCGACAAATATGTACAAGCTACTTATCCAACGTATTACAAGCCAACCTACAATTTAGGCAAATTATTCAGAACGTGTATGAATTGGAATTTCAAAAATGAAGAATATTACAGATGTGACAATGTAATAGAATACGTAGAAAAAGGAATAAAAGAATTAGAGAGTAATCCGTTAAATTATACGGAGTTACTGCCAAGTAACGGATGGGGCACAATGTCCAGTGCGATTGAAACATTAAGATCTATAAGAGAATGCATTCTGGAAGAAAATGAAGACATTCCATTGAATTGTCTATATCTGAGATGGGGTTGATTCTATGGGCAAAAAGAATTTAAAAGAAATTACATACTCAGGAAAGTTTGTGGAATTATTAGAAAATAAAATGCAGCAATTGAAAGAAGAAAACACAGAACTAATGCGCAATAAGTTTATTTTAGAAAGCTCTGCATATCATCAAATCAAAGCGTACAGGGAAGCGTTACGACTAGCGATTGCAAACGGTAGAATCATTGGTGGCTATGATTTTTGGGAAAATATCGCCGCAGCATTTGACGAACATAAAATATATGATGAATTCGCTAAAAGAAATATGGAAGATCCTGACGGTGGTGTCATAGAGTATTATCTTTTCTTGGCAGCAAGAAAACAAAGTAAAAAGGAATGGCTTAAAGAGGAGTAAAGGAAAATGGAAATAAACATTTATAAAGACAAATATATAAGAGCAAAGAACGCATATAAGAATTTAGAAGACGATTATAACAGCCTTAAAGAAATTCTTATTACTGAGTTAGAGGGGTTAAAACGTGAAGAGTATGTGGATTATGATAGAGGATATAATGTAGGTATTGAAAAATGTATCGGTGTTATTGCTGATATAGCTATACCAACCATTCTAGACATGCCCACTATTCAAGTATCACAATTAGAGTATGAGTTACTCAAGTATTTTAATGATAAAGGCTATAAGTATATTGCTAGAGATAGAGACGAGGCACTTTACATCTACAAAGAAAAGCCCTCTAAAAATGATGATGTATGGGGTACTTTATACGGTCATTGTAGATGTATGAAGCACTTGGAAGAGTTATTTACATTTGTTAAGTGGGGCAATGCAGAGCCTACATTAATAAAAGGAATTTTAAATAGTGCAGAGGTTGCAAGCAATGCTGAACGCTGAGAAACATAAAAGCCAATTACTGGCATTAGCGGCTAAAAAAGAAAACTTTGCAGTTAATAAAAATAATAAAACTGTGGTTAAAATGTGCCTCAGTTTGAAATGCGATGATTGTTTGTTTAAAGTTAGTGGAAGTACATGCCCTTTGGAAAGAATAAAGTGGCTTTTGTCTGAGTACAAAGAGCCTATTAAACTGAGTAAACTCGAATATGATATTCTTAAGTGGATTAAAGAAAACACACAATTTGAATATATTGTAAGAAATGAAATCGGACATTTATTTGCATCTTCTGGAAAACCTGCCAAGCAGCAGTATGTTTGGACATATAGAGAACGTACTCACGAATTAAGTATATTTGATAAATTATTTAAATTCGTCAAGTGCGAAGATGAAAAGCCTACACTAATTCAAAGCATTCTTGAGAATTGTGAGGTGGTCAATGATGCTAAAGAATTATGAAGAAATTGAACAGTTTTTAAAAGATGATAGTAACTGGGAAACTGAATACTTAAGCAAAGACTTAAAAGTTCTAACGTTAAAGTTAAGTGATGACTTTTTTGTGAAAAAAATTAAGGTATTGCGTTTCAATGATTATTTCAATGAGCCAGAATGGCGTGAAGTATGTTCAGAGGATTATATTTTTTGGAAAAGTTATTGGATCTGGGGAGGTAATTTCAGCGACTATGATTTGAAATCGTATATAAGGCAACATAATAAAGATAAATACATCAAAGATTTTGAAGTGAAAGGAGACACATGTAATGACTTATGAAGAAATACTTAATATGATATCAAACTCAGCGTATAACCGTTTTTCTAAAGGTCTTAATTATGACGGATTGCAAAATACACTTGTTGAATGTGCAACCAAAATTTACATTGCACAGATGCAATTAGAAAAAGAGAAGCTGCAAGAAGAATATGACGATCTCTATGAAGGACATGACAAACTTTCTTATGAATGGGCACAATTAAAGAAAGAAAATAGAGAGTTGCACAAAAAATACAATGATCTTCTTGAAGCATTCAACAGAAATAGCAGCGAACCTGTTGAAAAAAGACAAACTTTCGCTGATTGGTTAAAAGAAAAAGAGGAAGATAACAATGCTAAAGAATAAAGATGAAAGAAGAAAATTTATCGAAAATGAAGATAATTGGAAAATTTTAGATTCTTATCTGGAAGGTGTAAGAGTAAAAGAACTGGATCTCGGTGATAAAGCCATAAACGTTATTGAAGTAAAGACGTATAATTCATATTTCAAAAGAGAAGAGTGGAGTGCTGAGTCTATGCGTTGGTTTAATAAATCAAAAGGATGTTATGAGTGGTGCATTAACACTAACGAGTTGATTGATTATCTAACAAAGCATAAGAATGATGAAGTCATCAAGGATTTTAATAATGATTTATTAGGGGATGCAGAAATGAGGCTGTAGAAAATGAAACTAAATGAATTATTATCAAGTATTAATAGAGATGTTCCTATTACACTAACTGTTGATGAACAATATTTTCGAGTATGTAAAAAAGGCGATCTTGTCAGTGATTTTAATTATTACAATAATAGGATACATTATGGAAATGCAATCGTCGTAAATGTTGGTATTGTGCATGATGAAGGAGCAAAAAAAGCATACGTGCTTATTCAAGCTGAAACAGTTGTGACAGGATTAAAAAGGTAGGTGGAATGCAATGAATACTATTTCTATGGAGTTGCATGAAGAACAAGTTACCGAACTCCAAAGCCAGATTGAAGAATTAGAAAGTGAAGTAAGTTGCTTAGAAGAAGAATTAAAAGATGCAGAAGATGAACTCAATTGTGAAAAGGCAAAGAACGCTGAATTAACGGCTACTTGCTGCAATCTAAAGTCAGCTAATTCAAAAATTAGAGAGGTCAGCGCTAACTTAGCAGTTGAAGCGTGTAGAAAACAGAAGAAAGCCGAAGAAGATGTGGAAAACATCATTGAGCTGATGCTGTTGCTCGTAGTGATTGCAATCGTTATTTACGTGTCTCTGATTGTTTCTTTCTATTGGTGAGGTGATTAAGATGTACATCTTAGCCTTGCTCGTAGCAGTTTCATATATATTATTTGTGTTTTTGTTTATATTTTAGAAAAGGAGAAATTAAAATGTTAAATCGTGCTTTATTGGTCGGAAGACTTACAAGAGATCCTGAGCTAAGAAGAACAGGAAGTGGAAAAGCAGTCACTTCTTTCAATCTAGCAGTTGGAAGAAACTTCAAGAAAGAAAATGAACAGGATGCCGACTTCATCAATTGCGTATGCTGGGGAAAGATTGCAGAAAATACAGAACGTTACTGTTCTAAAGGCTCACTTGTTTCTGTAGATGGTCGCATCCAGACAAGAAATTATGATAATAACCAAGGTCAAAAGTTATATGTTACTGAAGTTGTGGCAGAATCAGTGCAGTTTATTAATACCAGAAGAGAAAATCAAAACTCATCACAAGCACCTGTAAATAATTATGTTCCTAACGAACCAATTCAGCAGTATGCAGAAAATGACTATATGCTGCAAGATGATGATATTCAATTTTAAAGGAGTTAAGCAATGAACAAAGAAAAGGCAATAGAAACACTCGAGACTTATTTCAATGCATTCGATAGACTATCAAGCAGTGAAAGAAAAGAACTAGATTATAGATTGAAAAAGGCACATCAAAGCAACAATCCTCAAGACTATGAGGAAATTGCTAAACTATGCTATAGGATTGCTAGACACCTAGAGCAGAAAGAGGACTTTGAATTCTCTATAGCAGTGTTAAAAAATACGAATAGAAAATATAGAGGAATAAACCTATAATGAGTAAATACAATTCAAGAAAAACTGTTATAGACGGTATAACGTTCGATTCTAAAAAAGAAGCAAAACGCTATTTAGAATTGAAGCAGATGGAAAAAGATGGATTAATTCACGATTTAAAATTACAGGTGCCGTTTATATTAATCCCATCTTTTGAAGTCGTTGTTGATGGTAAGAAAAGAAAAAGGCGTAACATGAAATACGTTGCTGACTTCGTTTATTACATCAATAACACTAGAATCGTTGAAGATGTCAAAGGCAGAAAAACAGAAGTCTATAAGATTAAGAAAAAGATTTTTGAATATAAGTTTAAAGAAACGATAAAGGAGACTTAAAAAGTGGGCAAAAAAAGAACTAATACATACTATGTCTATAATGCTAGAAATGGCGAGTTTCTTGGATGCGGAAGCCTTACGAGCGTAAGAGACTATTTTGATGTAGTTGCGTATAGAATAGAAGCACATGCGAACAGTGATGAACCGCTTGCTTTGAGAAAATACAACATGCTGCTAAACATTAGCAAAGTAGAAGGAACGATTGAAAACATACCTTTTACAGTCGAACTTGTTGAAAGAGAAAAGCCGTTAAGTATTAAAAGAAATGAGGGAATTTATAGAAATGCTTTAAGAAAAAACAATTGTGCAAGGTGCAATTTTGTGGAAGTGTTCAAAATCTTCAGACGTCCAAGAAATGAGGAAGAAAAGGAATACTTGAGAACGCACTTTTCAATTATCAACCTCAATAGAGTAAGCATTGAACTCGACACAAGGTCATTTGTTGACGGATTTCCGTTCAGAATTAATTTCAGAGGAAGAGGAAACACAATCGTATTTTCTGAGGCATTCTTTGATGGAAGGCTAGCAGAAGAAAGGCTCAAATATTTGGAGAACTTTCAGGCTAAACAACGCAATGGTGATTTCTGGTATAATAAAGATAGATATGACGCCACAAGGATTATATGCATAGATAGAACCAGAAGTGGAAAAAACAAGATTGTATCTTCTTCTTGTGAAACGACAAAGAAAACAAGTTATAAAGAGTATCTGGATCTTGTTCAGCATCTACAATCTGAATACATTAGATAATTAAATAAGCCATTAGGTTCTTTATATTTAACTCATAAGAAAATTTTAAAATAAGAAAATCTGTTAAGATGTTCCTGATAGATTTCTTTCTAAAAGTAAGGCAATCTCATGGATTTAATGGCTTATCAATAAAAAAAGAATCTGTTTCATCATCTGAAAACCTAGAAGAAAAGGCAGAGTAAGAGATGGCTCAGATTCTTTTATTTTATAAAAAAGGAGTGATTACTATTTCTGTTACATTTGTATTTATTGTTATTATTATTGTTTGGATTTTTTTAACAGCATAAAGGAGTATCAAGATGACGTTTGAAGAAACAAGAGATTATTTGAAGTCATATAAGAACATGAAGAACAGAGTTGAATATTTAGAAAATGTTCTGGTTGGAGTGAAGTCAATCTCATACAGAGACAGCCCAACAGGTTCATATTCAGAGCCAAAGACTAAGAACGACTTTATTTTGATGAAGGATAATTATGTTAATAAAATGTCAGAAATAAGGGACAACGTTGAAAAGCTAACCAATATCACACATAGAGATGTGTTGTTTTTTAAATACATATGCTGCATGGACTTCTGCGAGGTTGCTGATATCATGCAATACTCAGAGTCAAGCGTTAAACGATTGATTAAAGAAGCAATTGAAGAATTAAGTAATATTTTATAATTTCAATTCGTTTCAATAGGTACTATATAATTGAGCATGATATTTATATCTGTAGTAATATGATAGAGTACTAAAACATACAGAAACAGAGCACTCCGACGAGTGCTTTTTATTTTAACTGATTGGAGTTGATTAAATGCAATGGCTCAAGGATTAAGAAAGCACTGGTGTCAGTACTACGAGAGTGACAGTTATATAGAATATGACAAATATAGAAAGTGTGATAAGAAGATAAGCGTGTTACGCTGCATGATCTGTGGAAGAGAAAAGTACGAGTATTCTTTCTTGCCGCATGAAGAAAGAAAAGAAAAAGTAAAGGCACTAGAAAAGAATAGGAATAGATATCATGCCTAAAGGGAATAGACCAGATCAACAGATTAGCAGTCATAGAAGACAGTTTGCTTTAAATAAAAAGAAGATTCTAGCAACGCAGACAATTTGTGGAATCTGTGGCAAGCCTGTTGACTTCACCAAGAAGTATCCTCATCCAATGTCGCCATGCATTGACCACATAATCCCAATAGCGAAAGGTGGACATCCAAGTGATATGGATAATCTTCAGCTAGCACATTGGATATGTAACAGAGAGAAGAGCGATAAACTCTTCAGACGTGTGACAGTAAAGCATGACACAGAAATAAACAATAACGACCTTCCTCATAAGATAGATTGGACTAAATACAAGGGTTCTTAATGAACCTTTTTTTGTTGTCTTATTTTAGGCGGCTATGCCTACCATCAGGGTATGGCTTCGTTTCTTCCCGCCGTCTACACAAATTTCTCGCTGACAAGGCTCATGATAATAGCCTAGGAACTCATGAGGAAGCACCTAAGAAACGTTTAAGACTATAACCAACAAGAATATCAATAAAATAAACGGCGCTCATACGCTAAAATAGGGGGGTATTATGGCATATAAAGGAATCGAATATCTAAAGGCTCTTTTAAAAGATAAACAAAAAAGAGTTGATACATGTTATAAGTATTACAATCAAAAAGACAAAATGGACAACTCACAGGCCATCACAGAAAACAAGGAGATGCAGCAGATTACTAAGAAAGTTGGATGGATTCCAAAAGCGGTCGATTCACTTGCAAATCGTTTGCAGTTTTCTTCTTTTGGTCATGATGATGAATTGCTAGTAAATGATATCTTTGTAAGAAATAACAGAGACGTCTTATTCAAAACGATGTTTAAAGGTGCAATCATTTCATCATGCGATTTTGTCTATATTTCAAAAAATACTGATGGAACAGTAAGGCTCCAAGTCATTGATGGCTACAATGCTACAGGAGTTATTGATACATCAACAATGCTTTTAACAGAAGGCTATGCAGTGCTTGAAAGAGACAGTTACACAGGAACCCCATCATTAGAAGCATATTTTACAAAAGGAAAAACGCAATATTTCAGTAATCAAGATTACAGCGAACCAATAGAAGAGATTAATAACGTTCTTGATTATCCTCTTTTAGTTCCAATCATTTATAATCCTGATGCAACTAGACCATTTGGGCGAAGCCTTATTTCTGATTCATTGATGAAGTATGTAGATGATGCGAAAGAGACCTTAAGGCTTATGAGTGTTTCGGCACAGTTCTATTCTTTCCCACAAAAATGGGTTACAGGATTAGATAATAGAGTGGAGCAGTTTGATAAATGGAAAATGGTCATGTCCGCCATGATGGCATTTGCAAGAGATGAAGACGGCAACACTCCAACTGTCGGACAGTTCCAGCAGCAGTCAATGTCTCCTTATAACGATCAGTTAAAGACACTCGCTTCAATGTTCTCAGGAGAGACAGGACTAACATTGGACGACTTAGGATTCACAACTTCCAACCCTTCAAGTGCTGAAGCAATCAAGGCTACACATGAAAGTTTGAGATTGATGGCACGTTCTGCACAGGAGACTTTTGAAGTTGGAATCATCAACGTGGCTTTTCTTGCCAAATCATTAGAAAGTAATTTTCAATTTAAACGTTCACAATTTGCAAAATTAAAAATTCGTTGGAAGCCTGTGTTCGAGATTGATGCAACTATGCTTTCTGGTATTGGCGACGGCGTAATAAAGATTAATCAGTCCGTTGACGGATATTTTGATAAAGAATCATTGGAAGACTTAACAGGAATTGAAGCATCTGTTGATGATGAACCTGTTTACAACAAATTATTTAATAGTTCAGATAATGATACAAGTCAGTCTGATGATGAAGATGGTGCCGTAAATGAATGATGACGTTTCACAGAAAATCCTAGATGCAGTAATAAAGGATTTTGAAAAGAAATATTCTAAATCAAAAGCGATTGAAAAGCTTTTAAAAAAGATTGAGACAGGTAACGCTTCACACATGGACTCTTATTCATTTGCTGAGAAAGTGAGCGATTTTTTGAACTATGCCATAAAGAAGAATATGACAGGAGAAACGCTACCAAATGGGAAGTTATACTATCATATTGCAGAGAGCGTTCTAACTCCTTTACTTAAAAATAACCATGCACTAGTTACAAGTTACGCAAAGAGCGTCCAAGAGATACTTAATATAAAGGACGATATACCTTTTAAGGGAGTAACGGCAAAGGTTAACACAGATAGGATTGAGGGCATCTGTTCAGAGTTCTCAAGAGCCGACAAATTCGAGGAGACACAACAGGAACTCGCAGACAGTATCGAGAATTATTCGCTATCTAGCGTAGACGACACAATAAAAGAGAATGCTAGATTCTTAAACAGTCTAGGCTATCATGAGGTTGTAGAAAGACGTGCAGAAAGTGGCGCTTGTAAGTGGTGCAGAAGTTTAGGTGGTACGTATGACTACTCGCCTAGTATGGATAATACAGTATTTAAGCGTCATAAACGTTGTAAGTGTACTATAGACGTACACAGAAATAAATTAATCTAGGAGGATATAAAGCATATGGGCTTTGAACTTTTAAATTTAATTACAGTTATTTTCGTAATCGGTAAGTTATTAGGAGCGTTTCATTTTAGTTGGTTGATTGTATTTCTACCAACTATTATTGATGTGGCTATCATTTTAATTTGCTTCTTAATTGTTGCTATTGTGGCACTAATTGACGTATTAAACGGAGACGATTAACGATGGCTTCTAGTACACTATATAAAGGCGACTACATGGAGTGGCTCAAGAACACTAATAAAGTTGATTATCCATCAACGTTCAATCTAAACGGTGCTAAGTCTAAGAGCAACGCTTTTCAGTATGCGAAGCCGTCTCCTAATAAGAACGTACATCCAACGCAGAAGCCAACGGAACTACTAGAAGACCTTCTAAAAACATTTAGTAATGAGGGCGACACCGTTTTAGACTTCACGATGGGCAGTGGTTCAACGGGCGTAGCGTGTATGAATACAAATAGGGATTTTACAGGCATTGAAAAGGATGACAACTATTTTGAAATTGCCAAAGATAGGATTAACAAGGCGCAGACCTTAAACAAATAAATATAACAATTTGTAAAGCGAGGTGGTGTCAATTGATTGTTTGATACCAATTTTTAATTGACAAAGTAGGGGGTTGAAAAATGTCGGATTCGAGGATAGGACAGCAGACTCCTACAAATAGCTACATCATTCCTTATAAAAAAACATTAGGTTCTGAAGCGATTGAACTTTACAACAACACAACTCGTAATGCTATGGAATGGCAAGAAATTCAGATGATGGATATCATGGCTGTTGATGATGAAGGTCAATGGCTCCATATGAAATATGGTTATTCAATTCCGAGACGAAACGGAAAGTCCGAAATCCTTGTCATGAGAGAATTGTGGGGGATTCTTCATGGTGAAAGAATCCTTCATACAGCGCATAGAACGACAACGTCGCATGCTTCTTGGGAGAAGCTGAAGCAGATGCTTGATGAAAATGGTTTTGAAGAAATCAAAAGAGCGGATAAGTCCAAGAAGTACGAGAAGGCATACACCGCAACCGCACAGTACGGATTAGAAACAATTCGTATTTTAGGCGAAAATGGTGGAACCATTAATTTTAGAACACGAAGTTCTAAAGGCGGTTTAGGTGAAGGGTTTGACCTTCTCGTTATTGACGAAGCACAGGAATATACTGATGATCAACAGTCAGCGCTTCAGTATGTTGTCACTTCTTCAGAAAACCCACAAACTATCATGTGCGGAACACCGCCGACAGCTGTTTCTTCTGGTACAGTTTTCGAGAAACTAAGAGAATCATGTCTAAGTGGAAAATCTGAAAGTTGTGGGTGGGCTGAGTGGTCGGTCGAGCATATGTCAGATGTTTCTGATAGAGATATCTGGTATAGATGCAATCCTTCGTTAGGTCAGACATTAAAAGAACGTTCTGTCGCTGTAGAAGATTCAAGCGACGAGATTGACTTCAATATTCAGCGTTTTGGCCTATGGTTGAAATACAACCAGAAGTCCGCAATCCTTGAAAAGGAATGGGATAGATTAGGAATAGACTATATTCCTAATTTGACAGGCAAATTATACGTAGGCATTAAGTATTCAAAAGATGGCGAGAGCGTATGCTTAGCAGTCGCTTGTCAGACTGAGGATAAACGTATCCTTGTCGATGTAATCGACAGAAAAACGGTGAAAGATGGCAACGACTGGATAATTGATTTTCTAAAACAGGCAGATGTTAAACGTATCGTTGTTGACGGTGAGAACGGACAGGCAGTCTTAAAAGAAAATCTAAGAGATGCAGATATAAGCGTACCTGTTACGCTCCCAAAAGTTGCGGATGTCATTGAAGCGAATGCTTATTTTGAAAAGTCAATAAATGACGGCTCATTGTGTCACTTTGGACAGCCGTCTTTAAAACAGAGTGCGACCAATTCAGAAAAAAGAGCAATCGGAACGAATGGGGGCTTTGGATATAAGTCAATATTGAATGATGTAGATATAACTTTATTAGATTCAGTAATTTTGGCTAATTGGATTTGTAATAAATCCAAGAAGAAAAAAGTACCGAAAATATTTTATTAAAGAGAAGCGAAGGCAAACGCTTCTTTTTATTTTACGCAACTATTGCGGATTGAAAAAGTAGGAGGAATTTAAAAATGCCATTTAAGACAATTGAAACGCAGGAAGAATTAGACGAAATTATCAAAGAACGTTTAAAGAGAGAAAACAAAAAATATGATGGATATTTAAGCGCTGAAGATGTGCAGAAACTAAAAGACACATATGAAGCAGCTGCGAAAACAGAAACAGAAAAATATACAACTTTAGAAAAAGAAAGAGATGACCTTTTAACAAAAGTTAAGGGATATGAAGTCGGAACGCTAAAAACAAAGGTGGCCTTGCAGAATGGCTTACCTGTTGGCGCTACCGACTTTTTAAGTGGTGAGACAGAAGAGGAACTAACAGAAAGCGCTAAGAAGTTAGCAACTATGTTTGCTCCGACTGTCAAGCCTGAAAAAGGAGAACCGGAAGGAGCACCTGGCGCTCCTCAGGGTTCGAATTCACAGGGTGGAACTATGAGTGGTGTTGAAAAGCATTTCATGGAGTTAAACCCAAATTTGAAAATTTAAAAAAATAAGGAGGGCCATTTATGCCTCAGAACATGGAATTAAGAGAAAGATACTCTTCTCTAGTTTTAGCAAAACAGAGAAAAACATCATTATTCATTAATTTATTTAATAGAAACTATCAGGGCGATCCAACAGCGGGCGCTGTAAAAATTCCTGTAAGAGATACCGAAGTAAAAGTTAACTCATACGATAAAGTAAAAGGAACTACACTAACAACCTCAACAACTTCTTACAAAACATTAGTCACTGATCATGACAATGCAGTCAATGAATTAGTTGACGGCTATGTGGCTAGCGCAGTGCCTGATAATTTAGTTGCAGAAAGATTAGATTCAGCCGGATACTCTATGGCAATGCAAGTCGATACTGATTTATGCAATGAGTTAATTACACATGGCACTGCTATTACTGATACAAAAGCATTAACTAAGACAGGCATCTATGATGCGATTATTGATGCAAGAACGCAGGCAAGAAAAGCACATCTTAAGACTGCCGAAATGTGGCTCGCAGTTTCACCAGAAACTTATGCATTAATTTTAAAATGTCCTGAATTCATCAAGGCTTCAGCCTTAGGAGACGCAGTTGTTCAGACAGGAGCGGTCGGACAGATTGGTGGAATTTCAGTTTATGAAGCCGATAACTTAACAGCCGATACTGTTGATTTTATTTTAGGAAATAGAATCTTCTGTCATTATGTTGACGATTGGGCAGTACCTGTCGGAGTCAATGATCTTGCTGATGGTGAGCATATTGGCGCATCTGCTATTCAGGGTCGTGATGTATACGGCTATATGATCTCAAGACCAGATACAGTTTTAGTTAAAAAACACGTAGCAGCATAGTGAAAGGAGTTCTTTTCTAAATGAGTGAGACAATTGCAACAGTTGAGGAATACGAGACTAAATATAACAAACATCTCACCGAAGCAGAAAAAGAACAGGTTAAACTACTTCTTATAGATGCTTCATCTCTTTTAAAAGTTGAGGCATCTAATAGAGGTTTTAATCTTGATTTTATTATTGCTAGAGATGAAGACAAAAAGAACGTGGCTAAGATGGTTGTATTAGCAAGCGTTAAGAGAGTGATGATTAAATTGGATGAGCGTGGTGCATTTGAACAGGTGAGCGAGTCGGCTTTAGGCTATTCGTTTAGTGGTACGTATGTTAATCCTGGCGAGGACATTTATTTTTTAAATAATGAATTGAAACGCTTAGGACTGACTAGAAAGGCACAAGGATTTTTCATTGATTTATGGCAATAATTAAAGGAATCGCAGTTACTTTATATGTTAAAAAAGTAACAGGAAAAGACGAATTGAACCATGAGTTAACAAGCGTTACACCTGTTGAAGTCAATAATGTGCTTGTGGCTCCTGTTTCTTCTTCTGATGCTTCTACAAGTACGGAAGCAGACAGAAGAAAATGCGTTTATCAGTTGGCGATTCCAAAAAATGACGATCATGATTGGAATAATGTAGATGTTGAATTTTTTGGCTATAAATGGCATACGGTTGGCATGCCAATACAAGGAATTGGCAGCAATATTCCACTTGACTGGAATAAGAAAGTGACGGTCGAAAGATATGAGTAAAGGTTTTGAATTTGAATTAAATCGTGAAGGTGTTAGAGAATTGATGAAAGGCGCAGAAATGCAGAAGATTCTGAAAGAAACAGGCGCTTCCGTTGTTAGTAATTGCAGTGAAGGCGAATATAAGACGAATTTGTACGTCGGAAAAAACAGGGCAAATGTTAAAGTGAGCGCGAATGACGCACCGACTTATTACAAAAACTTGAAACATAATTATTTACTTAAGGCCCTTGGTTCATCAAGAAGGGAATAAATATGGATATTGAAATCATTGAAATCTATCTTATTGAATACCTAAGTAGAAAATTAAATGTAAATGCTTATGGCCAAGTTGATGATGCAAGTGAAGACACTTACGTTGTTGTCGAAAAGACAGGCTCATATGTAGAAAATCACGTCAGATATGCCACTGTAGCAGTCCAAAGCTATGCCGATTCACTTTTAAATTCCGCTAAATTAAACGAAAAAGTAAAAACCGCTATGGAAGAAATTATCGAAATGCCAGAGATAGCAAAATGCTCATTGAACAGTGATTATCCATTTACTGACACAACAACCAAAAAATACAGATACCAAGCCATTTTTGACTTGGTTTTTTAATACTCAAAAGTTAGGAGGTTTTTTATGTCAAACAAAAAAGAAAACGTTTCAGTCGCTAAACCTAAAATCGGCGGTGCGATTTTTAAAGCGCCTTGCGACAACACAAAAATTCCGTCAGATGCTAAAACTGCATTAGATTCCTCTTTTAAATGCTGCGGATATGTTTCTGACGATGGCGTTGTGTTTTCAACTTCCGAAAAGTCCGAAGATGTTAAATCTTGGGGCAATGAAGTCGTCACAACACTTGACAGTGACTTCACAGATGAGTTTGAAGTTACTTATATTGAGTCAATGAACGAAGAAGTCCTCAAAGAATACCATGGAGAAGGTGCTGTTAAAGGAACTATTGACACAGGTATTACTGTCAATATTGCTCCGAATAAGCAAGACTATAAAATGATCGTAATTGATATGATTTTGAACAAAGGAAAAGTCCTTAAGAGAATTGTAATCCCTAGATGCAAAGTCTCAGATAAATCAGACGTGACTTATAAGGATGATGAAGTCATTGCGTATAAATTAAAATATGCATGTGCAACAGGCTACGATGACGGAACTTATCATAAAGAATTTATTTCAAAAGCGGAGGGCAAATAATGGATTTTTTTAAAGTAAAAACTAAAACAGGTTTTCAAGCAGAAATTGACACAAGAATTACTGATGATTTTGAACTTTTAGAAAAAATTGACGATTTAGAAAACACAGGTTCAGGTGTTCCATCTTTCGCTAAATTGCTTTTAGGTGCAAACGATTACAAAAGGTTAAAGGAACATTGTAGAAGAAAAGACGGAAAAATCTCAGCAAAAAGATTTGAAAATGAAATACTTGATATTTTAAATTCGATGCAGACTGATGGCGGTGTCTCAGTAAAAAACTAATTGGTCTCGTGGGTTTGCTGCGAGACTATAAAAAAGAAATAATTTGCGACTTAGCAGAAACATACAACATTTACGACTATAAAGAGTTTGAGCCATCATACATTTACACTTTGGTTGTCGGTTTGAAAGATGATAGCCGTTTCAAATTAGCATACAATGGCATGAGTGTTGACATGAATACAATGCTTAATGCTCTTGAGGTTGATTATTTGGCTAAATTGTGGTGGTCAAAAACAACGGATGCAGAAAAAGGAAGAAACGCTCCTATTTCTATCGCTTCTAAATTCATAAAAGAAGATGTTGAAATAAAAGAAACGCTAAGTTTCGATACTGCTGAAGATTTTGAAAAGGCTCGAAAAGAAATCCTTGAAAAAGGAGGACTAAAAGATGGCTAGTAATTTAGGCAAAGCGTACGTTCAAATTGTTCCGTCTGCCAAGGGAATACAGTCGAATCTTAGAACCCTTCTTGAAAAGCCATCACAAGAAAGTGGTACTTCTAGCGGTTTCGGTTTTGGCTCTGCATTAATAAGTGCTTTAAAACCTGTTCTGGCCGGATTCTCAATTGGAAAAGTATTATCCGATTCTTTGATGGAGGGTGGAAAACTTCAACAGTCTATCGGCGGTGTTGAGACACTTTTTGGCAATAGTGCAAATGTAATTAAAAAAGCAGCACAGACAGCATTTAAGGATGCAGGGGTTTCAGCAAATACCTATATGGAACAGACCACATCATTTGCAGCTTCACTTGTATCTTCATGCGGTGGAAATACTGCCAAGGCAGCGGAAATTGCGAAAAGGGCAATGGTTGACATGTCCGACAACGCAAACAAAATGGGGACTGATCTACAGGATATACAGAATGCCTATCAGGGTTTCGCAAAACAAAATTACACAATGCTAGACAATCTAAAGTTAGGGTATGGCGGAACCAAGACAGAAATGGCAAGACTTATAAAAGATGCGTCTACATATAAGGATTCCCAGGAAAAACTAAATGTATCAGTCAAAGACGGCGATATGTCATTTAGTAATATTGCGAATGCAATCTCTGTAGTACAGGACCATATGAAAATCAGCGGAACGACTGCAGAAGAAGCAAGTACTACTCTCGCTGGTTCTTTTGGCATGGTCAAGGCGTCAGTACAGGACTTTTTGGGAGCACTTTCTACTGGTGATGGCGTATGGCGTACATTTAAAAATACTATTTCATCATTAGGCACATTTATAGGTGGCAATCTGCTTCCAATGATAGGCAATATCGGCAGTTCAATTGTCAGCATATTGACCAATTCTTTCAACAATATGCCAGGAATCCTTGATGCCGTTCAGAAATTCGCAAGCAACATTGCAGCGCAAGCACCACAGTTTATAAAAAGTGGGTTTGAATTATTAAATAAGTTGGCTGATGGCATCATTAGTGCATTACCTGTAATGATTGCAAAGATTCCAACGATTATCAGCACATTTGCAAATATCATCAATGACAACGCTCCAACTATTTTGATTTGCGGAGTTAAATTAATTGGTAAATTAGCACTTGGATTAATACAAGCAATTCCAACGTTGATTGCGAGCGTTCCTAAGATTATAGGTGCTATTGTTGACGTTTGGAGCGCGTTCAATTGGCTCAATCTTGGTAAAACGGCTATTAAGGGTCTTGGAAATGGTATCAAAGCATTGTTTGGATTCTTAAAGAGCACAGGAAAAGAAGCACTAGATACTGTATTAATTAACATCATGCTTTTACCAGAAAAACTCGGCTCATTAGGTGGCAAAGGTATTCGTGGATTAGTAAGCGGAATTAAATCATTATTTGGCGCTTTGCGTGGTGCAGCTAAAAATATTTTTGAAATCATTGTGAAGGCAATCGCTTCGCTTCCTTCAAAGATGCTTTCTATTGGTAAAAATATTGTTGAAGGAATTTGGAAAGGTATTTTTAGAATGGGCGGTTGGATTACTAAGAAAATTGGAGACTTTGCCGGCGGCATCGTCAAAAGTTTCAAAGGTTTTCTCGGCATCCACTCACCTTCTAGAGTTATGAGGAAAGATGTCGGACCGTTTGTTGGCCGAGGTCTCGGTCTTGGTATCTTAGATTCTTTCAAAGTTGTTAAATCTAATATTTTAGACTTTAAAAACATGATTCTTGATGAAATGCGAATTGATGGCAGTGATGCTTTTGATTCTTTAGGAATTTTTAAAGAAGTTAAAATTCAGATGGACAACGAAGAATTTAGCGGTGCATCAGTGAGATCCAATAACTCAGCAGAAAAAAACGGCAATGTTTATCAGACTATCAATGTGAACAGTCCAAAAGCACTAGATGCTTCAGAAACTGCAAGACAGACAAAGAATGCAACTAGAGAACTTATTTTGAAATTGAAAGGAGCATAGAAGCATGGCAAAAGAGTATAGAACAATAACTTGCACAAATAAAAAAGGTTATTCACTTATCTTTGATGAAACTTCTATATCTCCTTTTCTTTTGACTGATGCGGACGGATTATACAATGCTGAATATAACGTGACTACAGTCACAAATGGCAATGTTGATGGCTCGACATTCGTTGGCAGACAACTAAAAGAAAGAAATATAGTGTTAACTGTTCTTGATATTGATATGTTTGCTAGAAACAGGGAATTGCTTGATAAAGTTTTTTCTTGTGGTGGAACTCTGATTTATGATGATGGCATCCATAAAAGAAAAATTGATTATATTGTTGAAAAAGTCAGCGGAACAGACGGAACGTTCAAAAAGAGAACGCATCAGATCTCTTTAATCTGTCCTAATCCATATTTTACTGACTTAGAAGACAACGATATAGCAATGTCTTATATTGATTCGCTTTTTGAATTTCCTCATGAATTCGTTGATGAAGAAATATCAAAAATCATTAAGACTCAAAATATTGAAATTTTAAACGAAGATGGAGTAGAAACAGGAATGACTATTTTATTAGAAGCAAACGGAAAAGTAGTCAATCCTTCTTTATCTCTTGAAGAAACAGGCGAGACGCTCATGTTAGGCATTAATGGTTCAATGGATTTTATTCTAGAAGCAAACCAGAAGGTTGAAATAACCACACAAGTTAGAAACTGCTTTGTTAGATTGATAAAAAGCGACGGCTCGAAAGAAAATATAAATCAATATTTAACTTCCGATTCATCTTTTCTAAGATTGCAGACAGGTGTCAACCACTTGAGTTATGTGGCAAAGAGCGGCGCTGATAATTTAAATGTGACAATTTCTTACAAAAATAATTATTTAGAGGTGTAGTGCTATGCAGCTTAAAATATATAACAGTGATATGTTACTTTTGGGAATCATTGAAGGCGCTACATCAATCATCTGGACTAGAAATTATACTTCTTGTGGAGACTTTGAAATCCACATGCCTATAAATGCAGACGCTTTGGCAATCTTAAAATTAGAAAACCTCATTTACTTAAAAGGCAAAAAAGAGTGCGGAGTTATTGAAAACATTGTAATCGAAGAAGGCTATAACTCGAGTGAGATTAAGATAACAGGTAGATTCGCCGAAAGCTATTTTTCTAGAAGACTCATAAAAGGAACTTTTAACTTTAACGGCAAGGCTGAAGATGCAATGAGACAACTTGTCACACTTGCAGATATTCCGAGGGTTGAACTAGGAACCTTAAACAGCTTTTCAGAAAAGATTCAATTTCAAGCAACATATAAGAATACTCTCACATATCTTTCAAAACTTTCACAGGCTTCTAATATTGGTTTTCGATTAAGACCAGACTTTGATTCTAAAAAGTGGATTTTTGAAACTTACAAAGGTATTGATAGGTCAGAAAATCAGAGAGAAAGATCACGCGTTATTTTTTCTCAAAAAGACGGCGATATTCTAAAAGCTTCTTTCACTTCAAATTCTCAAAATTATAGTAATGTCTGTTACGTTGGCGGACAGGGTGAAGGCGCTAACCGACAAGTTGAAATAACAGGCAACACTTCCTCAACAGGGTTAGAAAGACGAGAAGTATTTATCAATGGCTCTGATATTGAAAAAGACAAGTTAACAGATACAGAATATAGAAATGCCTTGATTCAACGTGGTGATAGCACGTTGAATTCTAACGCTCTAGTGCAGTCATTAGAAAAAGAAGATAGTACAGAAAGCAATTATAAATATATGATTGATTATGATTTGGGTGATATTGTCACAACTAAATTAGAAAATTGGGGCATTCACACAAGCGAACGAGTTGTGACGATTCGAGAAACATACGAGCATGGGAGAATGGTGGCAACTCCAACGCTAGGAACACCGCTTCCATCAACAATAGATTGGAGTGATAACATTTAAATGGCAACAGATAATTTAGGATTTCCATTTGATTCTCTTAACCATGATAGAACTATGTCTAGTTCTTCATGGAGAAAGATGTTTAAAAACTTCTTTACAAATGGAATTTTTACACAAAATGACTTTTTAACGACTGCAAACAATTCAATGCAGTTAACAATAAGCACAGGAAACGCTTCGATCAATGGAGCGTTTTATCCTTTAGAAGAAGAAAAGACTTTATCAATTGATTCGGCTAGCGGAACATATACACGATATGATGCAGTGTGTATTGAGTTTAATTTAACGGATAGACAGTTTTATTTAAAAATTGTAAAAGGCGGCAGTGATTCAAAATGGCCGACACCAATTAGAACAAGTTCAACATATCAGTTATTTGTGGCTATTGTTTCAATTGGGCAAGGAGTTACAAAATTAGTTCAAAACAATATTTCTGATGTGCGCAGTGATCCATGGTATTGCGGTTACGTCACAAGCACAGGCTCTCAGGAACGTTTTGAGAATGAGTTACAGGAATTAAAAACACAGATTAATAATCTTAATAGCTTGAACACGTGGAGCGCGTGGAAAACGTGCGGAAGAAATGCATGTAATATCGAATTAAAATATAGATATAATGAATATTTAAAACTAGTTGAGTTGAATTGGGACGGAGTTGTTAACGCTACCGTTCTAAATAACACAATGGGGTATATGTGGAATGGTTTTCCACTCGATAAAACGCCAAAGAAAAACGTATTTATACCAGTGCAGACACAGAACAATGATTTGACTTTAAGATTTTATCCGATAACAAATGACATAACTGCAAATCATTGGACACTTACGGCAATGCATGGGTCAGTTTCTACTGCTTATATATGTGGCACATTCATTTATTCATATGCTTAAAAAGGAGGTGTTTAAATGGACAATCAAAATATCATTAATGTTGATATAGATTCAAGAGCCGTAACTTTGCCATCTAATTTCAATTTAGGGGTCATGAATGATAATTCTTGCAAGACCATAACTTTCATGGTTCAAAAAAAGTCCGACATTACGGATTTAACAGACTTAACTTTTAGCATTAATACGATTTCAGCAAAAGGAAAACCAGACAAAATAGAATGCGATTGTAGAGAAGAAGGCGGATTTTATTTTATTACTGCATTATTAAAAGGTACTATTTTCGAGGCAAGTGGAAAAGCCGTTTTTAACTTATGTGGTCAAAAGTTTGATTCTTCACATGTCGCTATTAAAGAGTGGGGAAGTGAGGACATAACTGCATTAGTCGGATCTCATTCTCATGCTGACAAGTCAATCGAAGAACGCTATCCATCAGTTTTAGAGGATTTAAAATCTAAAATCGAAAACATGAACATCAGTGACGAGCAGTTGAATGTGATTGCAACAAAGGTTGCAGCTAAAGGATTTTATACAAAAAGTGAAGTTGACGGCTTGATTGCTAAGATTGCCGTACCTACCAAACTGTCGCAACTTGGAGAAGATACTACTCATAGACTGGTAACTGATGCCGAAAAACAGAAATGGAACAATAAGAGTGATTTCAACGGCTCTTATAATTCACTTACTGATAAGCCTACTATTCCGACTAAACTGTCACAGTTAACTGATGATAGCACGCATAGACTAGTTACAGATGCAGAAAAACAAAAGTGGAACAGTAGCACAGGCGGAACAGGAACATCTATCACTGTAGATACTGCATTATCTAGTACTAGTGTTAATCCTGTAGCAAATAAAGCAGTAACAACTGCACTAAATACAAAGGCTGAAAAGTCAGAATTAGGAATTGATATTGTAAATACATCTCAATCAACCATCACAATGCAGAGCGGTAAATATTATGTCTTTGGCGAAATGGCTAGCATCAATGTCACATGTGAGGCTACGACAAGTGGAAAAGTATTTATTTGCGGTTTTGAGTTTTCGAGTGGGTCAACTCCTACATCATTGACACTAAATAAATGCACGTTGACAAGTGATAGTGATGATGTGGTTGCTAATAAGACCTATGAGGTCAATATCTTAAATGGGTCAGCGATAGTGAGGGCAAGATAATGGATGTAAGAAGAAGCATGTTGAAGAGTAAAGGAAGTGATGATATGGGTACGTGGGAAACGATATTAGATTACACTGTATCTGAAGAATTGAGTGTAACAGATACATATCACGAAGTGATGAATGTTGATGCTACATTTTTTCAAAAGATGCAGAACGCTAAGAAAATTATTATCACGATAATGTTCGAAGCGCCTTCTGTTAAAACACTTGACAGTTTAGGTGATATACAAATTTCTTTGTATTCGCAAAGTGGTTGGTATCCTTTTACATTTATTAACGGTAATTATTTGCCTAATCTAACAAGTGGATTCGCTTCACAGAGTTCGTATTACAAAGAGATTGATTTAACGAATATTTCTGAATTGGGACACAATGACATGATAGGTGTATATGCTCCATCTGTATTTGGATTAAAAAGTTCATCTTTCAAAAAAATAGATGAATTCTTTGGATATGGAAATATGTATAACGGACCGACCATTTTGAGAGTAATTAATAAAAAAGTACCGGTTGGCAAAGGCTCAAGAATCAGAGTCTTGGTCATGTCATAAGTGAGGTGTTAACTATGCCTAACTACAACGGGGGGGGGTACAGAATTACTCCTCAGAAGAAAACTATTAAATAAAGGGGTTGAGAATGTGAAGGAATGGAAGAAAGTAAAAGCGTTTGAAGACTTGACACAGGAGTCAAGTGTCACTTTTAGCGAACCTTCCACAGAACTGATGATAATTTCTGAAAATGTGAAAGCAGAGGATAATTCACAGTTATACATTTACTTAAATGGACAAGCAGTCTCTGGACAAAATGGAGATTTAAAAATGACAGGGTGTAATTGCGTTGATTTTATCGAGTGCATTGCTGATGGTTTCATTAAAAGAAATCACATGATGAAACAAGGATATGCTATTTCGACTGTAGGCGCAGTTTCATCGGGTATTTTTAACATCGGAACATCTGAAATCTCTAGTCTGAGACTCGCACCGCAGTACGGTAGTTTTTCGGGTGGCAAAGCCACAGTGTATGCGAGGTAAAAATATGTCGGATAAAATACTAAGTGGGGGGGGTACAAATAGCCTCCTAAACAGAAGATTTTTATTATTTAAGAAAGTAGAGGTTGACAATGATATGTTTGAATTAGTTGATACAGTAAACGGCACCAACTCATGGGGCAGAGTTAGCGTGTCATTTACAGCACAGGATAACTCATTTTACTTATTAATTCCATCAGATAATTACGATAATATCGTGATTGTTGTAAGTATTATTAATGGCAAATATGCATTTATGTGTGCTAGTGCTAATACTGAAAGTGGTGGAACGTCTGAATCTAATTACGGATTATCAAATAATACTGTTAAAATAGGTAATCAAGCAATTGCAACAAACGAACAGAAGTCAATCTCATTTAACGTTTATAAATTGAAATAGAGGTGATTATATGCTTTACAAACTAGAAAACGGCTCATTAATTAGAGCACCAAAATACATTATTGATAACGGTACTACTTATATCAATAACGAGGAAAAACTCCGAGAGAAGGGGTTTAAAGAGTTAGTCCATGACAGCAATATTGTAGACGGCTCTTATATCGTGAGTACAACCTATACAGAGGATGATAATAACATTTATGAACATTACGAGTGGGCTAAGTACGAAGATACTGAACCAAAACAGGAGCCAACAATCGAAGAAAGACTTACTGAAACAGAAAGCAATGTAACAGAGTTACAACTTGCTTTATGTGACATTTATGAAGGGATGAATAACAATGGATAAGATTTACGCTGATTTAATAGAAAAAGACTTAAAGCACATTGACGATGTGCCTTTGAGAATCAGAGAAAAAGTCAAAAAAGAATTAATCAGAAGAGGTCGTGAAGATTTAACAATTGTAAAGGAAGGTAAATAATTATGGATTTCACAGAACTTACAAAATATTTTGTGCTAGTTGTAATCGTGGCATGCTTAGTACTTGGGTACATTATTAAAACGTCATTTGATAAAGTGCCAAATAAATATATTCCAACCATTTTGGCAGTTATTGGAGCCGTTCTTAATATGATCGTGAGTGGTATGTCTGTTGAGTCTATTGTTTATGGTGCATTGATGGGTCTAGCATCAACAGGATTGCATCAGGCATTTACACGATTCGTGGAAGGTGAAAGAGAGGATGCTTAAATGACTGAGGCACAGGCAGTATATACCGTTATTATTGGCGTTGGTGCATTGATTGGAGTGATGACTCCTGTTCTAAAATTAAACAATAGCATTACAAAGTTGACAACTGCATTGGACTATATGGCCAGTGACAACAGAAGACAGGATGCTAGATTAGATGCACACAGTAAAGAGTTAGATGACCACGAAAAAAGAATCAGTCATCTAGAAAAGTAAAGGTTTCTCAAATTGGGAAGCCTTTTTATTTTGAAAGAAAGAAGGTATAAAGTATGATTATTAATGTACATGGTGGACATAGTTTAAAATGTCGTGGAGCAAGTGGATTATTAGACGAAGTCAATGAAGATAGAAAAGTTAAAAACAAAGTAATTGAGTTATTAAGAGCAAACGGACATACAGTATATGACTGTACTGATGATAATGGAAAAGACCAGAATTCTAACTTAAAAGCAATTGTAAACAAGTGTAATGATCATAAGGTTGAGTTAGATGTCTCTATTCATCTCAACGCTGGAGGCGGAACAGGTACAGAGGTATATGTCTATAGCGACAAATCAAAAGCCAAAGATGAAGCTGAAAGAATCGCTAAGAATATCTCTAATGCTTTAGGTATTAGAAATAGAGGTGTTAAGGTTTCTAAAAACCTCTATGTGTTAAGAAAAACCAATTCACCAGCGCTATTAATTGAGTGCTGCTTTGTTGACAATGCCACAGATAAGGCTCATTGGATCGCTGACAAGTGCGCAAAGGCAATTGTAGAGGGTATCTTAAATAAGAGTGTTAATGAACACGTTGAAACTCCTGCACCTAAGCCACAGAGCAATGCATCTAGCACTTTAGGTACTTATGTAGTTACTGCTAGTGCGTTAAAAGTTCGAGAAGGCGCAGGAACTAATTATAGAAGAAAAGGCAAGAATGAATTAACGGCAGATGCACAGAAACACTGTAATTCTAATGGTGGATTATTAAAAGGCACTCGTGTTACAGTGAAAGAAATTAAAAACGGTTGGGCTCGTATTCCTTCTGGATGGGTATACATGGGCCATCTTAGAAAGGCTTAATTAAATACGGTATTTTAAAAGGACAGGTTTTTATGCCTGTCCTTTTTTGTTTGCTTAAATATCTTTTTCAAATAAGTATGTAATACATATTTAACTTTTTTTGAAATTATCATAGAAAAGCACTGAACTAGTAACAAATTAGTAACAAGCCCCTAAAAATCCTAGTAAATAAGCCAAAAAGCCTTACAGTTATAGAA